TCCTTACGCGAACAAAAATTCTGAAACTCGCGTTGTCTTTCACTCTCAATGAGAGTGGTCTGCTTATACAGCACATCTAGAAAGAACTCACTATAATCAAAATCCGTCTGCAAACCCACATCTTTGAGTTGCTGACGGAATTCTCGTAGTGAACCCGGTCCATAATGAGCCATGTCTCTGCAGGCACCTCTCACTATGTCATTTTGGATTCGAAAATCACTCACGTTCTGCTTCTTTATCCACTGCAGCTGCTTATATACCGTTTCATACGGCAATCTTTTAGCAACAATGCCCCCCATAGGGACAAAGTGTGCTTTCAAGAAAGTCGCATTCTTCAACGGTTCATGAGCAGTCAGAGCAGCTAATTTGTTAGCCGGAGTAACTTTCATACCCATCACAGCAGCCACTGAGGCCACCGTTAGACGATTGAAATACAACAACGTCGAATCATCAGCCGACGCAATCACGTCATCACCATAAGTGATCATGCGAACGTCTCTGTCAAAATCGCGCAAATCCGGGGTCAAACCCGCTTCGTAGCGCCCTACCAAATACGACACCAACAACACGAAGACATTCGTAACGCTATTAAAGACGTCGGTCATGGGATTACCTGACTTGTTGCCCTGCTCAGTTCTCATAACATTGTCTCCTACAATGACATACGAAAACTGCAACACATGCAACAAACCATGGCGAACAACCCTGTTTTCCATCCCATACCAAGCGTCCGTCACATTGCGGAAGAAATCGAACTGTGCTGCCGTAACTGACCCGTCATAGTTGCTATAATCAACATCGAACGCACGACGACCAACGCTAGCCAATTGCTCATAATAATAAGCCCAATATGTCTCGGCATCCGCTCCAACTCCACAATGAGTCATAAACCCCGGGTTCGCCTTTATCCACGACAAAAACGCTCCAAAGTATTTACGACACAACAATGTGAACTCAAGAGGCGGCTGCTCGAACACACGAGTCTTACACTGAGCAACTTTCTCCACTGGTCGCAATTCGTCCTTATTGGTAGCTACCCACAACAGCTGGGGCACTATACCTTCGTGTAGCTTCTCCTCCGTATCACGCAACTTCTCTACAAAACTACACCCATACGCAGGTATGTTAAACGTCCGGCTTTTCTCCGACCACACTAGATCCTGTCCGCCTTCGCGCGTCACTACATCAAAGATCTCGCGCTTGCCATTCTGAAACCACTTTGATATAAAACCCGGTGATTTTGTAATGTCGATCTCAATCATTGGCGCCTTCCCGTTAATCATTTCATGTTCAGTCAAAGGTTCAGTATCACGCTCCTTTGGGTACTTAGCAATGAAATAGTTAACGATCTTCGTAAAGAAACCGTTAGTTATCACAGCGTCTGTCGCGACGGTAGTCTTCTGCGCATTCGTCACAAGAGGATGTTTACCATCCTTAATGTGGCGTTGCGCTGGACGAACACTGTCTTCCCATGCACTATGACTTTTCCAAC